GATCCCCCTCTCTTCAAAGTTGATCACAACGGAGGCAGTGAGATGCATAATGGTAATTTTCCACCTGCAGACCTTACTGCAATTCGTTGCCTAATGAGGACAGCGTTGCACCAGGCTGAAAACCTGGTAGACGACTCTACTCATAAGGAGTGTCTCGAAGTGCTTGAAAATATTCTTTCTATCAGGCACTTTGGGACAGTATTGATCAACCTATACCTGGAACGGTCGAATAGCATCGATTCATTTGATGTTATTCGGCCCATAGAGCGAGAGATCGCTTTATGGCACAAACAGGCCTTCAAACTTGCGAAGGCTGAATATGACCGTCTTACAGGTGAAGATTGAGGAATCCGTATTACCCCTAGGGCATGTTGTTGCCGCCCTGTTACATCTAAAGGAGTTGCTTGATGACGAACTTAGCTTACATAAGAGCTTATACGCGGAAGTCCTGGTATAATAACGGGACTCCTGCGGGCTCCGGTGTAGATCTCGGCGGTGGGCAGTACGAAACTCAGACAAAGAGTTCCGTGCCGTCTTACGCCTCTAAGTTAAGACTCGGGTTGAACGCTACGGGTACTTATTCCCGCTTGTTCATTGATTTCGAGCTACCGGATACCACCGGAAACTTCCTTCTTAGGAGGTCTGACGGTGGTGTGAATGTCAACAAGTTTTTGCTTGTTGGCGACTTTGGTTTTAATCCGGTGTTCCCGACCAATTTTCCCCCAGGTGCAACCGCAGACAGCCGGGCACTCTCTGATGCTTTCCGCAAAGTTCGAAGTACCCAGATTAGTATGTCGGGTATGACGTTCTTAGGCGAACTCAGGGAAGCTATCCACATGATCAAAAGGCCAGCTAGTTCATTACGTAAAGGTATTTCAACTTATGTAATGAATGCTCGTAAGAGAACTAGAGGTATTTCCCCTAAAAAGGTCTCTGGTGTGTTATCTGGTCTATGGTTAGAGGCTCAGTTCGGATGGAAGCCGTTGATGCACGATATCGAGGATGGCATGAAAGCCTACTCGAAGTGTGTCTTCGACAACCCGAAGATCCGAGTCAAAGGGGTTGGTGCTGAATCAACTCAAACTGATACCTTCGGTCCATCAATCCAGGGTCCTTGGAACTGGCATGTCTTCGATGTGAAGACGTTCACCAGGTACGAGACTGGGGTTGAATATACCGTCGGGTTACAATCAACTCGAGCTGGCGGTGCAGATGTTGCTCGTCAGTGGGGTAAGCGATTTGGCTTTACCGCCGAAGAGTTTATCCCTACGATTTGGGAATTAATCCCCTGGTCGTTTTTCGTTGACTACTTCAGTAATGTGGGCGATGTTTTGTCGGCCGCTACGACTGATACCTCTAGTGTTATCTGGGTTTCTAAGATGAGTAAGAGCGTTGGTACCTACCAAAGTACCTATTCTCCGAATATCTCAGCGTCCCAGACCGCTATGGGTTCTCTTGGTCGTGGAGGCAGCTCGTCTGGCAGTTGGACATGTTCCGCGATCTGTACAAGGTATGATAGGGTTTCATCCTCGCTAACTGTGCCGCGTTTTACGGTAAGTTGTCCTGGATCGGGCTCCTTGAAATGGCTTAACATAGCCGCTTTGACAGGTTTGCGGAGACTTTAAGTTTTACAAACCCATGTAGCTTTCTCGGGATAAGATCCCAGGAGTTTCAAATGGCTTTTACCCTTACTTCCCCGATTACGGGGGCGGCCCAAACAGGCCTTACGGCTCCAACCTACACCCATGTCACCGATACAGCTCCTGACAGCAACGGAAAACAAGTTGCTGTTACGAGTCTTGGTGGCACTCAAACGGGTGTTGTCGCTCATTCAGTTGCGGCTCCGTTTACCATCACTATTTCAAAGCCAAAAGTTTTGAAGCAGCTTGGTACGCCGAATCCCTCGACTGGTGTGATCGGGTCGGTTGGCCGGAATATCTACTCGATCATTGTTCGCAAGGGTGTTCTTCCCCTTGTTGGACAGCCCTACCAGACTGCAATGGTGAGAATCACCACTGAGGTCCCGGCGGGGTCTGATCTAGCAGATCCCTTGAGTGTACGTGCTATGCTTTCTGCTGCCATCGGAGCCCTTAGCCAGCAAAGTGCTGGTTTGGGGGACACGGTGACTTCCGCTATCCTTTGATCTGGATGAAGCGGGATGCAGTGGCGGGTAAAACCGCCGGCATTTAATTTGCATGTACATTTGAAGGAGATTCCGATGGGCGTTTGCTCTCATGCTCTTTTTCAGAACCTTGTTGATGATCTCGCTCCAACGCTTCCGGGCTACGGTCTTGAGCTTTTTGATAAAAAGGCTCGGGTTCCGTATCCGGGACTGTCGGTGAAGGGTGTGAAAAGTCTCTCTCTTCTGAACAGTATCTTCAAGAAGTTTGAGGATGCTCCTTCGGCGGAGTCCGACGAATTAGCACTCGGTAAGTTTCTCGAAGCGAACGCGAAATGCGCAAGCTTTAGCTGGCCAGACACCATGTCCCTTACAGAGCTGGATACTTTAGCTCTTGGGGAGACGAAGAAGTCTATCCATGATTTCTTTTTTGACGATGCTGGTGACTACTGGTGGACATCTGAAAAGATGTTCGCCGGTATGTTGCCCGGTCCTGGTGCCTCGGTTTTAGCGAATGGCGACTCCTTCTATCATAAAATAGGAATGTCTCCGCTGAGTACAACTTCTCGAGGTCTTTTTGAGCTTTATCACTCAGAGACGAGTAAGTATAGCCTATGGCAGGAGACCGAAAAGATCCGGTCAGCCACTTACGGCGACTTTACACTCGTTCAAGGTTCCAAGTTGTCCTTTGTTCCGAAAAATACGGAAATTTCTAGGACTATTTGCACGGAGCCTCTTCTGAATATGATGTTTCAGAAGGGGATTGGCTCCATGTTGGAGTTCGCTTTGGAAAGAAGATTCGGTTTGAATCTTGCCTACCAGGCTGACAAGAACAGGGAGTTAGCGAGAATTGGCTCTCTTGACGGTCATTTTGGAACTATTGACCTTTCGAGCGCCAGTGATACAATCTCGTTTCGGATGTTACGCGATGTGCTACCCAAGCTTCCTTTTGCTTGGCTAAGTGCTACGCGTTCCGAATTTACCCAACTTCCAGATCGGAGTTGGGTACCCTTGCACATGGTGTCGTCTATGGGGAATGGTTTTACATTCCCTTTACAGACGATCCTGTTCAGCTGTATCGTAGTCGGCTGTTATCGTGCGCTGGGTCTTCCAGTGTCATACGGCCGGGGTGATCCTTTTAAAGTGGATCTCAACCCGATCTCCAAAAGAGTGACGGTTAACCCATCGACCTTAGGTAATTTCAGCGTTTTTGGCGATGACATAATTGTATGCCGTGAGGCGTACAGCCTTGTCATGCGCATGCTGGGTTATTTTGGGTTTGTACCTAACTACGAAAAATCTTTTGCTGATGGGCCTTTCCGTGAATCGTGCGGCCGTGATTATTGGTCCGGTATAGACGTCCGTGGTGTCTACTGCCACTCGTTGAAAACCAAGCACGATATATATTCGCTAATCAACAGACTTAACGATTGGTCTTGCAATAGTGGTATTCCGCTCTGGAGGACGTTGGGTACTCTTTTGGAAAAGGTCCGGTTTATTCCGGTCCCTCCTTGGGAGTCCGATGTGTCTGGAATACGAGTGCCACTAGCTGCAGCAGGGCCTCTGAGTAGAGACTTTCATACCGGCTGTATTATCTACAAAAGGTATGTGACAGCCTTTAAGGGGCTGTCTCTGCTAAACGTTGGGGCGCTGTCGAAGATGCCCAGGAAGTTTTTTCATAATCCTCCTGCAATCATCTTGAGCGCTGTTGGCGGGTATGTACGGGACGGGCTCGTTGTTGAATCCCAACGACGCGTTCGTTATACCAAGCGGCTATCATTCAGTCCATCTTGGGACTGGTGGTTGCCGGAGCACTCACGTTTAACGAGTGCTGGGTGGCAGGCCTTTCTAAACAATTGGCCTCTCGGACTTGGAGGAGCCGAAATGTGAGATACCACCCTGCGAGATCTGTGGTTCTAACCTACTCCCG